TCCGTCGATGTATCCCCGAAAGGGCAGAAGGCTCTTGAAGGGGACGGATCTGGGCTGATCTCGGGTGATGTGGTTCGGCCTGCGCTGATCCCGCCGAGGCTCGTGTCGGTACCTAAGGGTTCGGGCTCGTATGCGGCTGAGGTGGCGGCCTTGGCTAAGGACGTGCTTGGTGTCGATCTAATGCCGTGGCAGATAACGGCGCTCGAGGGGCAGCTTGCCCATGACGATGCCGGTGCACTTTGCTACAAGCGGAGTTTGGTTTCGGTTGCCCGCCAGAACGGCAAAACCGTGGCCCTGAAAGCGTTGGCGTTGTGGATCTTGGTGAAGGAACCGATTCGCCGCGGCGAGCCGGTGCTACTGATCACGACCGCCCACAACCTCGACTTGGCCGTTGAGCTCTTCGAGGCGCTCGCCCCGATCCTCGAGACTAAGTTTGGGGCCAAGCCCTACTGGAGCTATGGCCGCAACGAGTGCGTCATGCCGGACGGATCCCGCTGGCTGGTTCAGGCCGCCACACCTCGAGCGTTCCACGGGTTTTCCCCCGATTACATCATCGCCGACGAGCTGTGGAACATTTCGCCGGATGTGATCTTCAATGGCGCGATCCCATCACAGCGGGCCCGCAAACAATCGTTGCTGTCCTGCTGGTCGACCGCTGGCACGGAGGACTCCCACGCCATGCTCAAGCTGCGGGAGGAGGGCCTGCGCACGATCGACACCAAAGCCGACAGCAAACTCTTCTTCGCCGAATGGTCAATCCCTTCGGGCGTCGACACGACCGACGAGGTTTACTGGCCGATGGCCAACCCCGCTATCGGTTACCTGCTCGACCTCGAGACGTTGCGCGACGAGTCCGAGATGGCCGACAAGGCCGCGTTTCACCGAGCGTCCCTGAACCTGTGGATCTCGAGCGCTCAGTCGTGGCTGGCACCTGGCACGTTCGACCGGCTGATCGTTCCCGAGATCCCGCCAGGTGGCGTCCTAGCTGTCGACTCCAGCATTGACGAAAACACCTATACGGGTGTCAGGGCGAACGTCATGCCCGATGGCCGCATCGGCGTCACCGTCGCATTCATCGCCGACACCCTGCCGGCGCTGTGGGCCGCGATCGACGAGCAGGCCGCCGCGGTGTCAGGGATCGCGTTGACTCCGAGCCTGGCTTCGATCGCACCAGCCGCCTACGAACGGAAAAAAGTGATCGTTGGCTACAACGAGCTGCTGACTCATACCGCCACCGTCCGGCAATTCATTGTCGAGGGCCGCCTGGTGCACACCGGCGAACAAATGCTTTCGGAGCACGTCAACCGTGCTGTCGGGGTACGCACCGCGGCGGGCTTCGTCTTGTCGAGCCAGAAGTCGCCTGGCCTGATCACGTTGGCTCGTTGCATGATTTGGGCGGCGGCCCTGGTCGCTCGACCACAGCAGAAAACTCGGGCGGCAGTCGCGTTCAGCCGCTAGGGGTATCAGTCTCTATCTTTCTCCGAAACGCTTGCATCGTGCTACAGCTTGAGCGCACAATCCGAGCGTGGGATTATTCCGCAAGAAGATCGAAGCCCCAGCGATGGCGTCAGTTCCCCTTGGCGCAGCTGCAGGCGCATCGCAGATAGGGCAGTTCTACTCGTACAGCGTTGGGGCCAACGAAGAGGCTGCCCTATCTGTCCCCACCATTTCCCGCGCGGTCTCGCTGCTCACCACCGTGGTCGGCACCCTCGATCTGAAGTCCTACGTCCTTCAATGGTCGGGCGAAGAGTACGAAAAGATTTGGGTACAGGGCGAAACGTGGATGTCGCGTCCCGATCCGAAGGTGCCGCGCCAGTTCATCATGGGTAAAACTGCCCGCGACTTGATCATGTACGGCCGCGCTCATTGGGCCGTGACCTCGCGCTACTCAACCGGCTTCCCCGCCACCTTTGAATGGCTTCCAGCGAACATGGTCTATTCGACGAAGATGCCCGCGTCGCCCGAATGGTTCGGTATGCCGACCGATCTTGAATTCAACGGCCTTCCGCTTGACGTGAGCAACGTCATCACGTTCCTCTCCCCCAACCAGGGCGTCGTTTATGCCGGCCGCCGCGCCGTACAGGTCGCCCTGCGCCTCGATCAGGCCGCCGAACGCTTCTCCGCCACCGAAATCGCCGCCGGATACCTACAGCAAACCTCCAATTCGGAACCGATGTCGTCGGAAGAGCTTGGCGAATTGGCTTCAGCTTGGGCAAACGCCCGCCGCGTCTCCGCCATCGGCGCACTCAACTCTGCCGTCGAATGGAAAGAGTTCTCCTCGGATCCGAGCAAACTGCAGCTCGTCGAGTCCCGCAAATATCAGGCGCTTGAGATGGCCCGCCTGCTGGATATCCCTGGCTATCTCCTCGGCATCGACCAGTCTGGCATGACGTACCAAAACGCGCAGCAGTCGCGTCAAGACCTGATCTTGTTCGGCGCTCGCCCGATCCTTCACGCGATCGAAGAACGCCTGTCAATGAACGACATTCTGCCCAACGGCCGTCACGTCGAGTTCGACGTTGAGGAATACCTAGAAGAGTTCCTCGTTGAGTCGCCCGAAATCCAACGCGAAGCACCCGCCCCGGATCTTCCCCAAGACGAAATGGATCTTGAATGATCAAAATTACCGCACCTGTCGAAATCTCGGCCGCGGCCGAGGAGGACGAAGAGTACGCCCCGAAAATCTCGGGTGTTGCTGTCCCGTGGAACGTCACCGCGACCGTCTCAGGCGGCCAGCAAGTGCGTTTCCTGCCTGGCGCGTTCGACGTCAACCAGAAGGCCGCCAAACTCGTCGAGAACCATGACCTGACACAGCTTCGCGGCGTCGTCAACAAGTTGACTGACACCGCAGCCGGTCTTGAGTTTGAAGCAACGCTGGCCGACACGCGGGCCAGCCGCGACGCAGTCGCGCTCCTCAAGTCCGGCGCATACGACTCCGTGTCCGTTGGGGCCAACCCCACCAAGTTCAAGTTCGACAAGCAAGGCGTCATGGTCATTTCCAAAGCGGATCTGATCGAGCTGTCGCTAGTCGCCGTGCCCGCGTTTTCTGACGCGGTCATCACAGAAATCGCCGCCTCGGCCGACCCAGAGGACGACGAAAACCACCCACAAGACACACCCCAGGAGGATCAAGTGTCCGAAGCAATCCAGGCCGAGGCCCCCGAGGCACCGGCAACCCACCCCGTTTCCCCGCTCGTCTACGCGACGGCCCGCAAGGAAGTACCGATGCCGACCGCAGTCGAGTACCTCGCCGCGGCAATTGCAGGCGGCTCCGCATGGCACCAGATGCGCGACGCAATCAAGGCCGCAGCGCCCGATGTCGTCACCACCGACACGCCCGGCATCCTGCCGACCCCGATTCTCGGGCCCGTCTACAACAACTTCGTCGGACGTCGCCCTGTCGTTGACGCAATCGGCGTCAAGGCCATGCCTGGCGGCGGCAAGGTATTCATCCGCCCCGAAGTGACCACGCACACCTCGATGGCCGCACAAAGCTCGGAAAACGCCGCGCTCCAGTCCGGCACGTTCGTCGTGTTCAACAACCAGGTCACCAAGCAGGCCTACGGCGGCTACGTCACCATCTCAGAGCAGGATCTCGACTGGACAGACCCCAACGTGCTGTCCCTCATCCTCGACGACATGGGCCGCATCTACGCCAACACGACCGACAACGTCGCAGCCGACAACCTCGCCTCGGGCGCAACGACCACGTCGAACTTCACCGCGACCTCGGCCAGCGACCCCGCCTACTGGGCATCGTGGATCGCAGCTTCAGCCGCGACGATCCTTTCGGCGTCGAACGGCAACCTGCCGACCCACCTCTTCCTCGCGCCTGGCATCTGGCAGGATCTGCTCGGCCTCAGCGACACCGCCGACCGCCCGCTCTTCCCGCAGATCGGCCCGATGAACGCGTTCGGACAGCTCACCCCTGGCTCAACCTCGGGCAACGCTTTCGGCCTTCAGGTCGTCGTTGACCGCAACTTCGCCAGCGGCACCCTGATCGTCGGCGACGCCTCCGGCTACGAAATCTTCGAGCAGCAGAAGGGCGCAATCTCGATCGACAACCCGTCGACGATCTCGCGCACCATCGCATGGCGCGGCTACTTCGCCACGCTCATGATCGACGCATCGAAGTTCGTCAAGGCCACGTTCGTCTGATCAACCGCTAGCCACCGAGGAGTCTGCACATGGCATCATTCACCGTCACGCACACGCAACGTGTCGATGGCTATGCCGTGCTGCAGACCCTTGAGGCGACCGAAATCGGCATCGGCCAAAGCGTCACAGTCACCGGCACCACAGGGTTCAACGGCACATTCACCGTGCTTGACGTCCCCACCAGGTACTTCACCGGCATCGACGACGAAGGCGACTTCACGTTCGACGACGAAATCATCATCCTCAACCAGTTGCTCGTTGCGAACGCTGGCACGGATGTTGCCCGCGACGCGATGGCCGGAACGCTCACCTGGACAGAAACGTGCACATGGATCGTCGCCGCAGACGTTCTGTCGTGGCTCGGTATTTCCGTTGCTACCGCCAACGACACAACCTTCGTTGGGGTATGCACGGATGCCGCCAACGCTTGGGCCTACAAGGCGCGGAAAATGGGCGGCTACCAAGCCGAAAGCCTGTCGACCGCGCCAAGTAGCGCCGTCAAGCTCGGCACAATCATGTACGCGGCGGCCCTCTACCGCGAACGCGGCAGCGTCGACTCCTACGCCTCGTTTCAAGACATGGCCGTGACAGCACCGACCGGCACGATGGGCCAAATCATGCGTCTGCTCGGCATCCGCCGCAGCCAGGTGGCCTAATGGCCGCGACAGGCATTTTCGCCGAATCCCGCAGCGCGATCGTCAACGCGCTCACCGCGCTCGGCCTCGCAGTCGTCACCGACCCGCGCAACGCCCGCCCAATGACCGTTTTCGTCGGCGCACCGACCTTCGACGTGTTCACCTACAACGTGGGCGACATCACCTTTGAGCTGTCCATTTTGGCTGCTCCCCCAGGCAACCTCGACGCCGAGGACTACCTGATAACGACCGCCGACACCATCATGGCCTCAACCACCCTCGCCATCACGGCTGGGCGGCCTGTCACGTTCAGCGTCGGCGATCAACAAATACCCGCTTACACCATGACATGCCGCATCGCGGCAAGGAGAAACTGAAATGGCAACCACCACCTTCCTGTCTAACGCGACGGTGAGCATCGCTGGCTCCGGTGGGGCCGTCGATGTTTCCGACCAATGTTCCGCAATCACCGTCACCGTCGGCTATGAGCCGCTCGAGTCGACCGCTATGGGCAACACCGGCCGCCAGTACGTCAAGGGCTTGCAGTCCGTCGAGGTCAGCATGACGTTGTTCAACAGCTACGGCACCGGCGAAATCGAAGCCACCCTGTATGACGTGGTCAACGGCGGAACCGCCACCCTCGTCATCTCGCCCTCGGGCACGACCGAATCGGCCACCAACCCTGAGTACACGATCACCGGCTGCTTCCTTGAGGCGTTTACGCCGATCAACTCGACCGTGGGCGAGCTCTCGACCGCTGAGGTGACGTTCACCGGCGGCACCTGGGTACGCGACATTACCTGATCCAACCCTCCAACCGTGCAAGGAGACAACCCATGAAAATCAGTATCAGCGTCGACACAGGCCAAGGCCCACAGGTCGTCGTCACCAACTTGTTCAACGTCATCAGCTGGGAACGCAAATACAAGCGTCGAGCCGGTGATTTGGCACAAGGCATCGGTGCCGAAGATCTTGCGTTTCTTGCCTATGAGGCGTCAAAAACATCGGGGATCGCAGTCCCGCCTGTGTTTGACGACTACGCCCGCAAAATCGTGGCGCTCGACGTGCTCAGCCAGGAGGACGCAAACCCTTCCCGGGTGGCACCTACAGCCGAGGCCTAGCCGAGCTGCTGGTCGCCACCGGCTACTGGCCGGCAGAGATCGAGTTCACAGCTCGAGATCTGTCGACCGCGATCGAGATCATCAACAAGCAGCGCAAAGGAGGCAAAAAATGACAGCCAGCACCGGCATTGAAGTCGCAGGCGTCAAAGAAGCCATCCGCTCGCTCAACAAGCTCGAGCCAGGGCTGCGCAAGCAGTTCGTCGCCGACGCAAAGCAGATTGTCGCCCCGATTCTCGAGGATGCCCGCGGCCGTTACCCCGAGCAGCTGCTTTCTGGCATGGAACGCAATTGGGCGCAACGCGGCAACAAGAAGTTCCCGTATGACGCGAACCG